TACCTAGATGTACGTATTAAACGTACCATTGATAAGTCTCGTGTAAAGATTGAGAACATTCCCCCAGAGAACTTCCGTATCTCTCGTGATGCCACAAGCATTGAAAATGCAAGCTTCGTTGGCGTACAGACTACGATGACACGTTCTGAAATTCGACGCTGGTGGCCAGAGGTTTCTGAGTCTATCAAAGATGATATGTGGGATGAGTTAAGTAATGAAGGACAATGGGCAGGTAATGCACGTTATAGTGAAGACGTTGCTGCTCGTAAGCAAGTAACAGGCTTAGAGTACTGGCAGGGTTCTACACAACAAGATATGTACCCACTGGAAGCTAATCGTGAAGTGACGATTACTGAGTGTTGGTTACGTGTAGATCGTGATGGTGATGGTATTGCTGAGCTTAAGCATTTCATTATGGCTGGTTCACATATTCTATTAGAAGAAGATTGTGACATGGTTCCTATTGCGAACCTAACACCTATCGATATCCCTTATGAGTTCTATGGTTTGTCTGTTGCAGACTTTACCCGTAGTTCTACGTTAGCATCTACAGCAATCCTACGTGGATTCGTAGAGAATACTTACTTGACTAACTATAGTCCTAAGTTAGCTGATCCAAATGTTGTAGACTTCTCTGCATTGCAGAACATGAAGCCTAAACAGATCATACCTACTAATGGTAGCCCTGTAGCAGCTGTTGCACCACTTGCACCAGAGACTATCTCTACGGGTACTGTACCGTTACTACAACACTTACAAACTATTAAAGAGCAAGCTACTGGTATGTCTAAAGCAGCCCAGGGCCTTAATGATACATTATATGTCTCAGGTAACTCTGAACAGAAACTAGCTGCAGTGCAAAGTGCGTCGCAGAAACGTATCCAACACATCGCTAGACGTTTTGCTGAAACAGGCTTTAAACGTTTGATTGAAGGTGTGTACTCTACTATTCGTAAGAATGTAAGTAATGTGAAAGTATGTATGGGTGGTATTGTCTCAGAGGTTGATTGTAACAACCTACCGTATCAATTAGATTGTGAAGTACAGATTGATATTGGTGAGAACAGCAACGCTAACATGATTCAAAAGTTACAACAGGTTGGACAGCAAGTTTTACCTGCACTAAACCAAGCAGGGGCAGGGATGATTGTTAAACCTGAAGCACCAGCAATACTAGCTACTAAACTTATTGAAGCTATGGGCTTGGATAGTGATAACTATTTAGAAGACTATACTACTGATGAGTTCAAGCAGAAAGCTGCACAAGGTCTTCAGAAACAAACTGAAGCTGCACAAATGAAACGTGAGCTAGATAATCGTAAAGCACAAGCTGATGCTGCACTTGCAGAAGCTAACGTACAATATACAAATACTCAAAGTGCAAATGCAATGCAAGATAATACTAAGCAACTTGCAGTGGCTATTGATAAACACTTCCAGGAGTGGGCTGAATTAACTATTAAAGCTCAGAAGGAAGGTACAGCATTGCCACCACATCCAGGTTACGATGAGATTATTGCATTAGCATCACAACTTATCAAACAATAGGAGGACACTATGGATAAGTACAAGGGAGCAGCCGAGAAGAAGTTGAAGGGTGTACATCCAGATGTAAAAGCAAAAGAAGCACTTGTGAATGCGGAGTTCGCTAAACGAGAACGTGAACAGTTTTTCACAGGTGCTTATGGAGAGCTGATGGTAGATTACTACATTCAGTTCTTAAAAACTGAACCGCACGAACATAAGTCACGAGAGTTTATCTACTCTTGTGTATTAGCGTTAGGAGATGTTAAAACTAAACTAGCCCAGTATGAAATGTACGGATCTAACGTACCATATATGGACAACAATGAGGACGAGGACAATGGCTAATAGAGATATTAATTACGAACAACTTATTCAAAACATCGAGGAGATGATCAGTCTCCTTGAGTTTGACGCAATGAGAAGCGCAGGAAAGGCAAAACTAAACTCAGGTAACCTAGTAGACCTGTATACACTTAAAGACCGTTACAGTGCTTTACAGAAGCCTGTAGCCGTACCTAAACCTGCAGCTAAGAAAACTACTGCTTCAATCAAGAAAGAAGCGTAGGAGGAAATAATTTATGACGCAAGAAAACACAACTCTACCCCAACAGGATGACTTGTCTCAAGTGTCTAATGATGGTCAGACTGAAGCTGAACTCCTAGATGCCGTTCTACGTGACTCCGATTTTATCGAGTCCGAACCGCTACCAGAAGAGGAAGTTCCTGAAGTTGACCCAGATGAATCGGATGAGATAGAAGACCCTGAAGAATCCGAGGAGTCTGTTACTGAAGATGGATCTGAAGAAGAAGTAAGTGAAGATGATGTTGAGGATGACGAGTTAGATGAAGAGTCTGACGAATCTACCCAAGATACTGAGGTCTACACTGCGGATGATTTAGATTTGGACGCAAAGGTCCGAGTCAAGATTGATGGTGAAGAAGTAGATGTTTCATTTGAAGAACTACTTAAAGGCTATCAGACTGACGCATCAATTAGTAAAAAGGGTCGTGAACTTGGTGAAGCTCGTAAGGAACTTGAAGATCAAAAGGCAGCAGCCTTAAAAGAACTTCAACAACTCGGTCAAGCTTCAACTGCTGTTCTCTTAGGACAAGAGCAAAACCTTGCCAAGTCGTATCACGATATCGAAGCTAAGATTGAAAAGGCTCGTGAAGAAGGTGATACATACGAAGTTAATGAGTTAAAAGATAAACGTGAACAGGTGCAGAAAGAGTATTGGAAAGCACGTAAGAATCGTGAAGGTCTGCAAACACAGCTCAAACAACAACAAGAAAAAGTACAAGAGCAAGAATGGGAAAAACAATTAGAATACTTCAGTGAAACTATTGAGACTGAGGTCCCAGGTTTTAATGCAGAGCTTGCTGCTGAAATCCGAGAGTTCGCTATAGGCGAAGGTATCGACGAGCAACTTGTAGATACTATTGCTGATCCTGTAATTGTACGTGTACTCAATGACTATCGTAAACTTAAGCAAGGTGTTTCCAAAGGCGAAGCTAAACGTAAGGCTGTACCACAAAAGAAAGCAGTCCCTGCTAAAAAAGCTAAGTCTAAAGCCAAGGTTCAAGCAGATAAATCTAAGATGACGAAAGCTAGGGCTTTCCGTGAGGATGCATCTTCTGATGACCAAATGGCATTCCTAAGAGAGTATGCACAGAACTCTCTAAAACTATAATAACTAATAAATTCTAAGGAGAATTATTATGGCTACAACTGGCGGTCGTACTACGACAGGACCTGCAGGTGCAGTTGCATCTGGAACTTCTAACGCTAACGTTTCACAACGTGAAGACTTAGCAAATTTCATTACGATGATCACTCGTGAGGAAACTCCGTTCTTATCATCAATCGGTAAATCTAAAGCTACTGCTATCTTCCATGAGTGGCAGACTGACGAATTAGCATCTCCAGGTAACTCTAAGTTAGTTGACGGTGCAGACTTCGCAGCTCCAGGTGCTTCACAGTCTGAAGGCGGTTCAGCTTTCAACACTGTAGGTCCAGAGCGTACTCGTTTAGGTAACTACACTCAAATCAATGGTAAAACTATTGCTGTATCTGGTACTCGTCGTGCTGTAGATCAAGCAGGTGTTGCTGATGAGTATGCTTATCAACTTAAGAAGCGTGGTACTGAATTACGTCGTGACGTTGAGCATGACTTAATCCACGGTTACCAAGTTGCTAACGGTTCTGGTACTCGTACTATGGGTGGTTTCCAGTCTTTCATTAACACTGAAGATACTTGTGTATACGCATCTGGTACTGCTGTTGCAGCTGGTGATGCAGGTAAAGGTACTGTTGCTCCTACTCTTGAGTTAGAAGCTGATCGTGCTGCTTTATCTTTATCAGATATCGACGCTGTAATGCAGAAGATTTATGAGCAAGGTGGTAAAGCTACTAAGATCATGTTATCTCCTAAGTTACGTCGTGACTTCTCAGACCTAATGGTAACTGACTCTGGTGTTCGTCGTAACATCGATTCT